AGAAAGCCCTCAGCCAGTGCGTCAAGGGTATGCAACTATCAAAGACATCGTAGCTATGTCTTCAAACAACAGTGACCAAACTAGAGTGTTTTGTTTATTGTCAGATGGAACCGTTTGGGTAAAAGGAACCAATACTAGAGGGGAAATGGGCACAAAGCAAGTGATGGTCTACTATTCTGATGGATCAAACGCACCAACATTCAATTTTGGAAATGTTCGGTGGAACCCAACTTGGCAACAAGTTCACTTTTAATTAGTTGTAAGCATGCCTTACTCTATACCTTTACACCAAAGAGTTCAACTAAGGCGGGATATTTCCGCTAACTGGACATATGGTAATCCCGTATTGAAAGACGGGGAACTTGGATATGAAACAGATACCGAAAGAGTAAAAATTGGCAACGGCACTACTGCGTGGACGGGTCTTCCTTATTTTGGTGGCGGCGGTAACCTTGGAGAACTCCAAGACGTCACTATCACCAATGCCGCAAACGGAGACTTTCTGCGATGGAATGGAACAGCATGGATTAACGACGCCGTAAACTTGTCAACAGACACAGTGGGTTCTTATGTTCAGTCGTTAGTTGCTGGTTCGGCAATCACAATTACAAACAACTCTGGTGAAGCGGCGACACCAACCGTTGCTGTTACAGCAAATACATTTGAAGCCTACGGTGCAGCCTCTAGTGCTGTTTCTGCTCACGAAGCAGACACTACCAATATTCACGGAATTGCAAACACGTCACTTCTTGTCACAACCACAGGAACACAGACACTTACAAACAAAACAATTCATTCACCAATATTTACAGGCGCAATTTCTGGTCTTACTTCTACCGTAAACAGCGCCGATATTATTTGGACATACTACAACTCTGAAGAAACCCTACCTCCCGCAGCTTCAAACCACGGAGCGTTTGCACATGTTCACTCTACGGGAGCAGCCTATTACGCACACGCTGGTGCTTGGTACAGGTTAGCAAACCAAGTAGATTTGGATTTAAAGGCACCTATTGCATCACCAACATTTACAGGCTCACCCGCAGCACCTACAGCGTCGGCAGGGACAAAAACTACGCAAGTGGCTACTACTGCTTTTGTCATGAACTCTACTGATAATGACCAGTTCATTCTTGCAGGGCAAATTTTCTAGTAACGTATATACAGGAGATAACACATGGCAACATTTAACAAAGAACTGCTTTCACAAAGCATTAACGGTAAGGCAATTAAAGTTACGGCAACAGCAATTGGTACCTCACCAACTTTAATCCATACGGCTTCAAATAACCCAAACGTGTTAGACGAAGTTTGGATTTACGCTCAAAACAATCATACGGCGGATCTCGCACTACGCCTTGGTTTTGGTGGTACAACAGATCCTGACGACATCATTGAATTCACTGTTAAAACAAAAGCTGGCTTATATCTTATTGTCCCAGGTTTGATTCTAAAAGGGAATGCAACTCCTCTAACAATTAGCGCAGCTTGCGCTACTGCGGACAAAATTTCTTTGTCAGGATATATTAACCGAATTACATCATAACAAGTAGTAATGACTAAAACACTACGCAATACATCTGGTGGTAAGGCAATCAGTGGCGGAGCTATGTCTCCACGATCTAATAGACCAAATTTAACTTTTCAAATTGACTCTTGGAGACGTGGTGGAGGTGGAAATCCACCAACATTAGTAGATTTTTTAGTTGTGGCGGGTGGAGCTGGAGGTGCGGGTACTGGTGCCCAAGTTGGCGGCGGAGGCGGAGGCGCTGGAGGTATGCGTAGCAGCGTTTCAGCAACTGGTGGTGGCGCTAGCCCTGAAGCAAAGTTAGCTGTTGCAGGTGGTGTTGCCTACACAGTTGTTGTCGGCGCTGCTGGCGGAGATTCTAGATTTTCTACTGTAACATCAATTAAAGGTGGTACTCCTGGAGGTAGTAGTGCAGGAGCTGGTTCTAGTGGCGGTTCTGGCGGTGGCGGAGTTACTGGTGGTGGCGGTGGGACTGCTGGACAAGGCTATAGTGGTGGATCTGGCGCAGGAACCTACACACAAACCCCGTGCAGTTCTGGAGGTGGTGGAGGTGCTGGTGGTGGAGGTGGCTCTAGTGGTGACCCCGGTACTGGTGGTGGCGCTGGAGCTAGTGCAGCAAACAACATTACTGGTTCCTCCGTTGCCTATGCTGGTGGAGGAGGCGGAGGAGGCTCTGGCGGTAATTACCAAGGTGGGTTTTCAAACGCAGCTAATTTAGGTGGTGGTGGCACCAATGGCCCTGGTGGTAGTGGTGTAGTTATTATTCGTTACCCAGATGGTTTTGATGACGTAATCCCAAGCGCTGGATTAGTAATGTCAAAAACAACAGTTGGTGGTAATAAAATTTTTAGGTTTACTTCTGGTTCAGGCACGGTAAGCTGGGAATAATGGCACACTACGCATTACTTAATACTGAAAATGTTGTTGTTCAAGTTATTACTGGAGTTGACGAAGACATTACACAAACTGACATTGACGGCACAGTTGTTGGTGGTTCAACAGAAGCATGGGAGGATTTTTATGCCGCCCAACCCTGGCATGAGGGTTTGACTTGCAAACGCACTTCATACAACGGTAACTTTCGTGGAGTCTATGCTCAGGTTGGTTACACCTATGACGCTGTGAATGATGTGTTTGTAGCCCCACCAGCCCCAGAACCTGAACCTGAACCGTAATGTGGGCAAACATTTATCACGCTGTCTGACACGCATCTAAACTAAAGAAGTGATGAATAAAGAACCAGTATTATCAAAAACACCTAAATGCACCACCGAAGGTTGCTGGTATGGCATCATTGAAAACGATGATAAAACTGTCGGGTTATGTCCTGTATGTCTTGGCACAGGCGTGGTCGCTAACACGTTGTCTGACACGCATCTAAACTAACAAAAAACGCTGTGATGAATACACGCTGGCTGATACCGTTACCAGCGATACTGTTTGGTATACTTACATAGTACATTACAACACTTTAAAGAGGAAACATGGCCCAAGCATACAAAGTCCTAGCACAATCTGCCCCTGCAGCCACAACAAACACGGATATGTACACCGTTGGCGCTGGCCTACAAATCGTAGCTTCAACCGTAACTGTTTGTAATCGTGGGGCTGCTGCGGCTCTTTACCGAATTGCTGTTCGTAGCGGTGGAGCAGCTTTAGCCAACCAACATTACATTGCATATGATGCCACTGTAGCGGCAAACGACACAATCGCTCTGACTCTTGGTTTGACTCTCCAAGCGTCTGATATTATTACAATCTATTGCAATAGCGCTAACTTATCAGTCAGCATTTTTGGTTGTGAAATTACGTGATCTACAGGTTTGTAAATGCGTCAATAAGCCGAGCGGCACAAGCTAAGTTTTCATTAGAACGTTTTACAGGAAATAAACTTAAAAGAACTTATCGCCTTACTTGCGGAGACAAAGATGTCTACACGGGAGTAGATTCTTGCGTTGGGTTTGATCTTTACAGGTCTTATCACGATGGTTTATGTGGAACTTACGGCACCCTGTACCAAAGCAACAGTACGACCTGTGGTTATGTTGCTCCAGCACCAGTTAGTCCAGCTCCAGCACCAGTAGGAGTTTCGCCAGTGGGAGTAGGAGTAGGAGTAGGAGTTGGAGTGGGAAGTACAAATTGCACTTCCTGTAACGGGATTGCAAGTTCAACATCAGACAGCTATGTTTGCGATGGTCCTTATCTTGTCACTTACAGGACATATTATTGGACGGCACCATACGGTAATCCCGCTGGTTGCACTACATGCCCATCACAAGAAACCCATGAAGTTAATAGGTATTACGCGGCACCTATACCATGCCCCGGTTAATGCTAAACATTTATTGATTAATAGTGTCTTAAAATAACTAACAAGGAGATTTTGTGTCTAATATAAGTAAACAACAAGTCAACATGGAAATAATGAAAGCATTTGCTGTGGTAGTAGATGGAGAAGTTGCTTTTACTATGAAACATCCAATTAAAATAGAAAGCATAATTGCTGCTTTAAGTTCAAATCCTCAGATAATTGAAGTTCCGGATGATATTAAAGACAATGTTGAATTTGGTTGGACTTTTGACGGAACAAACTTTATCCCTCCATCGGAGTAACAAATGACCCCTTGGCAAGAATATAAAAAGAAAATGGGAACTGCTCGTCCTTGGCAACTGTTAGATCCATCTAATTATGTAGATGAGAATTTAGAAAAAGAAAGATATGATATATGCCTTTCTTGCCCAGAGTTAATTGCTTTAACAAAACAATGCAAACAGTGTGGCTGTGTTATGTCACTTAAAACTAAACTAAGGAATGCAGTATGTCCATTGGACAAATGGTAGGAGAGAATGAACTTGCCCCTGGAATAGTTGTATATTCTTACGATAATCGTATAGCAAACGAATGGCTTTTAACACTAAAAACATATTCTGAACCACTTTTAGCTTATGGAACAGTGTATACAAAAAAAGAAGATGGCTATCAATCAACAGTGAATTTAGATCACAGAAAATGTAAAATCTTTTCTGGAAGTGATTTGCCAGGGTGTCACGTTGAAGATCCTCTAAGAGTGCTTTCAGATCAAGTGCACACTTTCATGGACGAAAATGTTGCAAAATTTTGTAACAAGTACAGTGCTCACGAAGCGGTAAAAAACCATGATGCAATATTTTTAAAATATGAACCAGGCGATTACTTCAATGATCATAACGATGATTGCCCATCATACCCCAGAACTGTTTCTTCTATTGTTTACTTTAATGATGACTATTCTGGGGGTGAACTTTGTTTTAAACATTTTAATATTGAGTACAAGCCAAAACAGGGAGATTGTCTAGTTTTCTCATCAGCATTTCCATACATGCACAGCGTTAAGCCAATAGTTCATGGGACAAGATATGCAGTTGTTAATTGGTACAAATACATATAAAGAAACTAAGGTAGGAATAAAGAAACTAAGGTAGGATTAGCTATATGACTCTTGCAGAACTTACAGTCCCAGCACCGACCCCCGGTCCCGCAGATTGGAACGATGACGGCTACTTAATTGTAGAAAACTTAGTCCCAGAAAACTTAATGATTGACTATGAACGCTGCTGGTCAGAAAACAATTCTGAACGACCTGGAGGTTGGCCAGATTGCACACCATACCGACGACACCCAGAAGTTATGGACATTTTGACTTACGAAGGAATTAACGACACAATAGAACAATTGATTGGCGAACCTGGTGGCGTACATTTAAACCTAACTGGTTGGGTAACCACTAGACGTAACTGGCACCAAGACACGTACTTAAACCCACCACACGTTGGCGATTATTATGCTGCTGTATGGATTGCACTAGAAACAATTCATCCGGATTCTGGACCTTTTCAATTTGTTCGTGGATCACATCGTTGGCCTGTTGTGACACGAGAAAAGATTCTTGATGCGCTAACCCCAGAAGAGCGCGACCACACATGGCCTAAACATAGTGAGCGTTTACTAACTCCGCTTTTTGAACAAGAAATTGTAAACCGTAATGCGGAAGTTATTACGTACCTTCCAAAGCGTGGAGATGTCCTGTTTTGGCATGGTCGCTTGCTACATCGTGGATCTGAGCCTAATATTGCTGGTATGCCTAGAAAATCTTTAATTGCCCACTACTCTGGAATAAATAACAGGGAAGATATGCCTACAGCATTACAACACAATGGTGGTTGGTATTTTCCAATTGATGGTGGAAATGTTTCTTAACGCTGGTTGTGGCACACACTATGCCAAAGGTTGGGTAAATACTGACGTTTGGGAAAACGAAGAAACTAGACCCGACGTTCGTGTAGAGCCAGGTCAACCGTATCCGTTTGAAGACAATACTTTTGATGCCGTGTTTATGAGCCACGTTCTTGAGCACATTCATTGGAGTGAAGTTCCTGCTTTCTTGTCAGATATGTCACGTGTAGCAAAACCAGGTGCGCCAATGCTTATTATTTGCCCAGATGTATACAAAACCATAAAGTTATGGCACGAAAACAAAATGCCGTGGTGGTTGGTTGAATCTGTAATGGAGCACGCTGAAGTTGCGCCAGAGCATTTGCAAGATGTTGAATGGTGGGATGGGGCTACACACCATTGGAATGCACACGAAAAAAGAATAGAAGATTTATTAAAAAAAATGCAATTTCCTAATATTGAAAATGTTTTTAACTTGATACCCGATGGAAACTTTTGGAATGATAACCACATTGCAGAATTAGTATGGCCCGTTGTTGGTAAGGCCTCTTGGCAATTGTGTTTAAGGTTCACCAACAAACAGTAAAATTTATGCGCTAAACTGTGGTGTGAAATTTAAATTCCGCCCGCTGCAGCTGCTTCCATTGTTTATTTGGTTACTGCCATTTTTTGCCCAAACCGCTAAAGCAGACACGTTGACAGCAACACAAAACGATAGGGATTTCTACTTTACTTTTGAATCAGCAATTACGTTTTCTGCAACAGTAACAAACGCAGCAGCAAATGGGATTGACTCAATGCTTTGGTTGTACAATTCATCAAATCAACAAATAGCGGCAAACGACGATTGGTATGGACTTGATTCCTATCTTTCAGTGCAAATCCAACCAGGAACATATCGCTTAAGAGCTGGAGTATGTTGTGGTAATCCTGACGCTTGGTATGGCAATAGTTATTCAATAACGACTAGCGCATCCCCAACAAATACGACTACTACAACGACCACTACAACTACAACGACCACAACTACTACAACTGTGGTTCCAACCACCACTACAACAATGGCTACTACGACTACTCTTCCGCCAGAAACTACTACTTCTGTTTCTCAATCAACGTCAACAACGGTGGCGGAAACAACTACGACGACTACAACAACGGTTTATACCCCACCAGCAACGACAACTTCAACAACGGTTCCAGAAACAACAACTACAGTTTCACCTTCAACATCCACCACTACTTCTTCAACGACATCCACAACCACGACAACATCAACCACCACGACAACGGTATTGATATCAACGACATCAAGCACAACGCCAGAAACAACCACAAGTTCACCGACAAGTTCAACTTCTTCTTCCACGACTTCATCTACAACAACCCTTCCCATATCAACGACCACAACCACAGAGCCAGTTCAGACAAGCACAACCACAACAACGACAAGCACCACCACGACAACGACAACGACAACTCCACCAGCCCCCACAACAACTGAAGCCCCCTACACACCGCCTCAAACATCTACAACTATCCCCATGGTCGTTGACGTTCAACCATCCACGCCCTCAACTGAAACCACCGTTGCTGAACCCGATACCACAGAACCAGAAACATCTACAACCGATCCTGACGAGACTCTCCCAGAACCTGCTGAGCCTGTTGAGACAACCACTCCTGAGACAACCGCTCCTGATCGCGTAGACGATACTCTTCCCGACGAAACAGAGCAGCCAGAAGACATATCAGAGCCGCAGGAAGATACAGCAGATACAGGATCAGAACAAGAAG